CTAAGGGTTCATCTTTTGTTGGTTCATCAAGTACTTCAGGTTCATCACCTAACTCAATATCTGCAACAGGATCAGGCTCAACAGGTGTTCGATCAGAAATAGTTTTAGCTACAACGTCTAACATAGCGTCTTGCATACTACGCATAGTATTTTGTGAATCACTAATATCTTGCTGTGTCTCTCTTGACATAACACCTTTAGCAAAATCTTTAGCTATGTCATCACCAGTACGTGCTTTTACCTGTTCTCTGATCTGTTCAACTAATCGTTTACTTAATAAGTCCATATTACAACCACTTTCCTAATACAGCATCTAATGCAATAGCAGCTAGCTTACCTTTACCAATGCTATCCTGTAGAGAAGCTTGCTCTGCTGCTGTAAGTTTAGCTATAGCAATATTAGATGCACGATCTGCTGCACTCTCTGCTGCAGCAAAGGCAAAACTCATAATGTCACGCTCACGTTGCCATATCTGATCCATGTTAGCTGCAGTTAGACCATTAATAGTTTTAGCGAAGTCCATGTTACTTTCATTCTGTGCAGCAGTGTTAAGAGTAGCGATACTCTGTCGCCACTGTGCATTAGCTTGAGCAATCACAAGACCATTCTGTGCATTGAATAAGTCACGCTGTTGTTGTAGCTCTGAGTTAAATTCACGTAGAGCGTTAACACTGTTCACGTTGAACTGATCCATAGCGTTTTGCTGTGAGGCATTAAACTGTGATGTTTGAGAAGCTAGGTTAGCAAAGAACTGATTAGTCTGGTTTTCACTAGAAGCATTGAACTGTGCAGCAGCATTTTCAGCAGCCTGATCAGTAAACAAGGCTTGAATGTTTTGCTGCGCTTTGAACATAGCTGTTTGTTGTTCATTAGACAGGTTAGCCATATCCATCTGTAAGAAGTTCTGTGCATTCTGTACAGCAGCCTGTTGGCGGTTGTTCAAGTTAGCCATATCTAGCTGTGACAATGCAGCAGCTTCTGCCATAACCATAGCTTGCTTATTAGATAGGTTTTGCAGATTAACTGTATTAGCAGCACGTGCATTCTCTAGTGCGACTTGTTGCTCAGCAGTAAAGTTCATATTAGCAATATCACCAATACGTGCTGAGTTAGCTACACGGGATTGGAATGCTTGGTCAAACTCTTGCCCTAAGAATGTAGCACGTTGTTGTGCAGCTAGCATTGCACGTTGCTGACGGTTAGACAAGTTCTGTGCTTCAAACTGTGCCACAGTCTGTGCATCCATCTGAGCGATAGGTAGCGCAGCTTCCATAGCAGCCTGAATAACAGCCTGACCTGCTAAGCTAGAAGCGCCAAGCCCTCGTGCAGCAAGAGTAGCCATAGCCTTACGCATTGACCCAGCAGCCCAAGCGGGTGTCTCCCCTCCCTCGAACTGAGCCATAAGCCCCTCTAGTTGACCTTGTACAGTAGCTTTATCTGAAGGGCTTGCTGTAGCAGCCTCTATTTGCTCTGTAAACTCTGCAGCCTTCTCTGCATTAGCTGCAGCAGATATTAGTTCACCATCTTGGATTTCCCTTTGTACAGGGTTGTCCATCATAATAGCTGTACCTTGTTCTGCCTGTAATTCAGACACAGCAGTTGAAGTCTGTTGTGCAGCAGTTATCTGTGCTTCAGGTGATACAGCACCAGTAACAGGTTGCATAGCGTCTGTAACAGCCTGTACTTGTGGGGCAGCAGTAGTAACACCTGCTGTAGCAGGAGTCATAGCTGTAGGCATTTGTGCTTGTTGTACAGTACCTACTGTAGCCGCTTCAGCATAAGGTGCCATAGGAACAGTCATACCAGCATCTACAGGGATAAACTCACCAGCAGTAGGTTGAATCATAGCTGTAGGAGCTTGAATAGGCTGCATAGTCTGTGTTACTGCAGAAGCTTGCATTTGAGCAAGTTGATCTTTAGTTAGACCTGTTGTTGTAGCTCCCTCTAAGGCTTCAGTGCTACCGAAGTCAGTATTTTCTACTGCAGTAGAGTCAGGGTTATTTTGGCCTAATAATGAAAAACCTGTTGTACCTACTAAACCACCTGGTTGATAGCCTTGTACATAACCACCTGTGTTAAACTTACGTACATAGCCACCAATAGCCATTCCTTTACGTTTAACTTCAGGCCGTGCCTCTTCAAACTGCTCAAGGGCTGCACGAGTTTTAGGACCAGTGTAACCAAACTGTTTAGTATAAATACGATACTTACCCTCTAGTTCAGCATCAGATATTAAACCACCCTCGTTATAAGCTGTAGTCTCACGAACATAACCAGGTGGTACATAGGTAGTAGGGCTACCATTAAATTCTGTGACAGGTATACGCTGCCCTAAATCATTTACATAATTCACTGTACGGTATCCACTTATATACTCTTGTCCTGTACCTGGTGCTGTAGCTGTCAAAGTAGTAGGAACCATACCCTGTGTACCAGCATATTGTGTTTTATACGCTACACTTTGTGGTACAGCAGACAGTCCTGCCGTTTGTAAGGGTGTAGCAAAAGTACCTGTATCTTGTTGTTGTGCTGTTTGTACATTAGCAGCCATCTGGCCTGTGCTTAAAGGTTGCTGATAGTTTATCTGAGGTGTTTGCTGCACTACAGTTTGAGGTACGTTAGGGTTTATAGGTGCAACTTGATTAGCTGCTAAGTTTAACACAGGAGTAGAACTTACAGGCGCTGGGGCTACAGGCTTTTTAGGTTTATCTGGACGGCTCTGCCACTCAAAAATATCTAACTCTTTAGTTGAATCTTGTCCAGTGGAAGCTCTATAGTCTCTGTAATCTCGTACTGAAGGAAACTTACTATATGCTGATCCTGTAGTCGCAGCAGTAGATGAAGCATCTATACCTTGCATATTTAAGGTTTGTTCAAGCCACAAGGCAGCAGCTACGTTATCATTAAGTACAGATTGACCTTCACCTAGTTCGCTCTCTTCAGGTGCGTCTTGCCAACGTTCATTTAAGAGTGCAGCACCAACATCCTCTGCAGTATTATTAGCATAATAGTTTTTGTTTGAATCAGGTGCATACCCATTCTGAGCAAGTAGAGTTTGAGCTTTCATACCAGCACTACTGTCGTTAGGATCAATACCTGCGTTTTGTAGTGCTTCGTTGTACTTATCACCAGACACACCTGTATTTTTAGACAGGTACATCATATCAGCTAGGTTCTTAATAGCAGGGTCATTTGTGACAGGTGTAGGTTGACCTGAAGAAACAGCATCAAGAGCACTAGCTCTAGCAAGAAGACTCGCTACCTGTTCTGGGTTGCTTGACGTTGCGGCAGCGGCTCTGAGGGCTGCAGCTTTTTCTTGATCTGTTGCCATATTGTTTTACCTTTATTTACTCATTGTCATCCACACTGCACCAGCTATGAATGTCAGTACGCCGACAGTGACTAATTTTGTTATTGTTGACCAGATAGATTTTCGGGTATCACGCCAAGCTTCTAGTAAGCTACGCATCTCAGTGATGTCCTTGTGTGCATCATCATCAAGTAGACCAATAGAACGTAAGGCTTCTTTAGCCCCACGCCTAGCTGCACGATCCAGCATCTCTTCCAGTTCTTCGTGGGAGATTTTTACTTCACTCATAGTTTAATACACACTACTAGTTATGTCAAGTATTAAAGCTCTAAGGCCACCAATGCGTCATATGTTGTGCAAGCATTAATAGCATCAACACGAGACTGTTTGTTACCAACCGCTGTCGCAATCGCAGTAACATTCGTGCCAATCTTCGCCATCAAGTCTGCCTTTGTCATACCACGGGCAGTTGCCAGTGCATCAACGAAAGGTGTAGAAGCAGTGTTGTCTGCATTCCAAGCTGCCCACTCTGTTTGTTGGACAGCGAATGTACCTTTTTCTGATGATGGGTAACCTTCGTTTAGTAAAGCAATCTCTGCCTCAAACAAAGTTGTAGTATATTCGATAAGATGGTCTTTCATAGCGACCACCAAATCTTTACCCATATGATACTTAACTAGTTCATCGTTTATTTCTGTTGTGAAGTCAGTCGCCGTTGCAGTCGTGCCAACAATCACACCGTCTTGAATAATTGCGTTTGCCATAGTCTCTTACCCTTTAACTGCTTGGTTGTTGCCGATACCCGTCCAACCGTTCAGACTTGTTCCAACAGGAACTGCAATGTCTGCTAGTTGACCTTCGATAATACCTGTTGCTGATGCACCAGACGCTACATCTGCCTTGATAACACCGTTTACACTTGCGCCAGCTTGGCCTCCCGCAATATATGGTGTGATGTCGTAGGTAATGACCTCGTACATAAAGTTACTACCTGAAGTTCCACCTACAGTATCAAAGCGATATGCCATAACCTTGATGTTATTAGACGCATCCTTAAAGATACTAAAAGGATATTCACCAAAGCTTGCCACTGCATCATCAATTACACATACAAAATCCAAAACATACTTTGAGTTGGGAACATCTTTAGTCAGCTTACACACAACAGCGTTATACATTGTGTAAGTTCTAGTAGTTCCACTTACGTCTTCGTAAGTCTGTTCGCCTTTGTCAGCTTGATAAGCAACAAAGTAGTAATCACTTCCTATTTTTAACCAAGGAAAGTTTCTTGTTGTGTCAAACGGAGAAGTGCTTATTGATACGCCTTTAGAGAACGGAAAGTTTCCAATCTCCATAGGAACTTCAGTCCAAGTAATTGCTGTTGATGATGTCCAATCAATCTCAAAAACCTTCATAACACCGTTAGTTTTTGGGGTTACGTTGTAATTATAGTTACCACCATAACCGACATACAAATTGTCAATTAATGAATATGAACCGTAGCTAACTAGGGCAGTGCCATCAGGTGCGCCTGTTGTACTTCCAAGTGCACTTTCTCCAGTTGCATAATAGAACGATGTTACTGAAGGGTTACTTAACGTAAACAAATATGTTCTGTTATTCGTTTCGTCGTGATGGTACCCAAGAGATTGGTGGTCACTACTGCGTTGAGAAATTTGGTTATTACTGTAGGTAAGGCTGTTCTTTGACAAGAGATAACTGCTGTCAAGACTTAGGATAAAGCTGTAATGCTGTCCAAAGTTGTAACCCTTATAAAAAGCCGTATCGTTTCGGCCAGGCCAAATAAGGGTATACCCATAGCCGCCACTCACACTTGATGAAGATGTCATACCAGTTGCAAAGGTGTCAGATTCATTTCTAATTCCAGAGATAGCACCTGTGGATTCATTAAGAGTGTAAACCTTAGACCAAATCTTTAAGTTACCGTTATTGTAGTTATTAGCACTGTCTCTGTTGATATAACTTTCATCGTGTAAAACCCAAATATGTGTATCGTCTACAAACTGAACATTCACATCTCTAAGTGACCTTACATAAGGACTGTATGAACTTCCATTGTAATACTGATACACCCCTGTCCAAATTTCTTGAAACGCAATGTTGCCATTAGAGGGGTTAATTACAAAAAGGTGAATATTAGTCGCCTTAGCCCCAACACTTGTATTGCCGTAGTTTCGCCATAAGACACCCGCAATCCAACCATTAGAGTTTGTGGCTTGCTTTACTTGCCAGTAAGTATCTCTCTCAAGCACCAACCCTGTTTGTTGGTCTAATGAAAATGTACCTACTGATTCAGCGGCTGACGCTGTTTTGTAAAAGTTACCATTTGTTCCAATGTAAAAGCTATCACCTTTCGACAGGGCTTCACCTGCCGTTCCAGTAATCTCTTTAGTCGCTGCGCCGAATGTGCGCAGATCGTTCTTTAATCCTGTTAATGTCGCTAATTCTACGCTCATTGTTTAACTCCGTGTCACTGTCTGTAGTTGGTTAGATGCGTCATAAGTATACGCAACTGTAAGTAAAGCTGTTGTACCGTCTGTGTCTGTAATGACTTCTTGCGTTACTAAATTTGATGCATTGTAAGTAAAATTACGCAACGAGCCGTTGCTGTAGGTAATCGAACTCACAAGGTTATTGCTGTACGTTATAGAACTAATATCTAAGAAACGAACGTAATCCTCTGGATCGTCAATCAGAGCTTTAGAGCTATAGTTAAGACTAGACCAAGCAGTCGTACCATCACCTAGCTTAAAGCGATACGTATCTGTTTCGATTCCAATCTCACCAGCAAGAAGGGTTGGGTTATGGGTTGTCCACTGCGCAGCAGTGTCACGTCTGAATTGAATTTTAGGCACTTGATGCACTCCCTAAGTCATATAATGGTCCTGACTGTGACGATGCTGTACCACAGTCCAAATCTCCCCCTGCGTCACCTCCAACAGAACCCCAAGCATTATTAGCGTATACTTCAAGAGCATTGTCGTCTGTGTTATAACGGAGCATTCCGTTTACAGCGGTACTAGGGCGCTGGGCTGAAGAACCTGATGGCATTTCAACAGCAGCAGTACCACTAGCTTTATCTACGTAAGTTTTGTTTGTTTGTACTAAGCCAGTAATATTAGGCATTAGACTAACCCTCCTAAATATGTATTCATCTCTGGCCCAGACATTGCAGTATCAACTAACAGCTTTGTAGAGCTAATAGCTTTACCTACTTTACGTCCATTATTTGTTGTAGAAAGTGACCCATCATTAGCGGCATAGTATGTTGTACCTGTAGTTAAACCTGTTTGGCTTTCATTGATACCACCAATAATGTTAATCGTACCTGTTGCAGTATCTGATATAGCTTCTGTGGATACACCAATTAAGTTAGTGTCTGTTAGGTTTGTAGAACCACCAGTAGTTACAACTTGTACCTTACCGTAGTTACTTACGGAAGCATCACTAAAAGAAACAACGACTCTGCTATTACTACTATCATAGGATAAACCTATATAATTTTGTAAGCTCCATCTTGTATTACCACCACTGTTAAAATCTACTGTTGTAGAGATTGTAGAAGTCGTACCGCTTACTTCCCCTATTGCAAGTCTACCTAGTTCAGTGCCAAATTGTCGATACACAATAAAACCAATAACAAATTTGTTAGCAGACGTATCGTGAACTATAGAATCTGCGTAAGGTCTATTAGAACTGTTTCCTACGTAGTATGTTGTTTCAGAACCATAACTTATAGAGGTGCCGCTTACTGTACCTACTATAACCTTACCTTCATAACTACCGTTCATAAAAGCAACAATAACTTTACTACTTGTACTGTCATAAGCTGCACGAATGAGATCAGGAGAGGTGGTCCCAGTAGTAACTTGAACGGAAGTACCAAAACTAATAGAAGTACCACTTACTGTACCTACTATAGAGTAAAGTTCATTTGGCAGCCTATAGGCAATAACAACTTTACCGTTAGAACTATCAAAAGTAGCAGTAGGATCAGATATAGAACCAGTCTCAAAAGTTACTGCTGTACCAAAACTAACAGTTGTGCCACTTACTGTAGCTACAATAGCTTTACCGTAATAACTATCAGTAGGATCACGATATACTATAACAGCTTTACCGTTAGTACTATCGTAAATCATATTTACATCTCTAGCATATACACCAGAACCTGGAGAGAACCAAGATTGAGATGAACCAAAACTAATAGAAGTACCACTTACTGTACCAACATAGCATAAATGGTGACCTGTAGTATTTTTTACTACGTTTACTAATACTTTTTGATTAACACTATCGTAAACACAGGTTATATAGGTAGCAGAAAGACCATAAACAGCAGTAGGAGTACCAAAAGTAATAGAGTTACCACTTACTGTACCAACAACACCATAAACAAACCCATTAGTATTGTCATCATAAAAAAGTATAACTTTGTTATTTGTGCTGTCAAAGCAAGAAACGTGGTGAGTTGTATCTGTAGCTGCTAGTTGAATCTCACTACCCACGACAGTAGGTTCTAGTCCTGCAGAAGTAACTGTTCCATCTGAGTTAAGAATTACTACATCACCGTTAGCGATAGTACCACTAGCTACAAAGTCAGCCTTACCACCACCAACACCTGCAGCACTGATAGCATCTGCTGTTGTAGCATCTACTGATGCAATGTTCTTCAGACCTAGACTATTGTCTATTACGTCTGTACCGCCTACTCTAATCGCCATCTTCGTGTATCTCCACTATTAGCTTATGTTATTGTTGCGTTTGTGTTGACGTTACCTACAACGTCTAGATTACCGCTTGCATCTAGCTTCATCTTATTTGTTCCACCAGTAGCAAAGTATAATGATCCACCACTCTCAGTAATTGTCCAGTTAGCAAAACCTACACTGCCTGTAATACTAATGTTACCTGTACCTGTGATGTCACTGCTGTTTAAGTCTAAGTTACCGCCTAGCTGTGGTGTAGTGTCTTCTACAACATTTGTTAAGGCGTTACCTAGAGTAAAGGCTGCTTGATCCCACGCAGAACCATCCCAAACAAATAGTTGATTACTTGTACTGTTCCAATACAAAGCACCTGTTATAAGTGCATCACCATCATTGTCTAAAGAAGGTGCAGATGCTTTTGAGCCTAAGTAACGATCATCAAAAGAGTCATACGATGCAGCAGCATCTGTAGCACTAGAAGCAGCAGCAGTTGCTGAGTTAGCTGCGTTAGTTTCACTTGTTGCAGCATTAGTCTCTGAAGTAGCAGCAGCAGCGGCACTTGTAGCTGCATCTGTAGCACTACTTAGAATGCTGTCAACATAGGTCTTAGTAGTTAGATCAGCACCATTAGTAGGTGTATAGGTAGTTGTAATCTTAGAGCTACCCATATCAATAGCACCAGTCATAGTGCCACCAGATAGTCCAAGGAAGTTAGTTGTTACATAATTCTGTGTAGCTGCATCCTGTGCTGCAGTAGGATCACCTAGCCCAGTGATCTTGTTTGCACCCATAGCGATAGCACCTGTCATCGTACCACCTGCTAGTGGCAGCTTGGTTGCTATGCTTGTTGTAATAGTTGTGCTAAAATTAGGGTCATCACCCAGCGCAGCAGCTAGTTCGTTTAGTGTATCTAGTGTGCCTGGTGCAGAATCAATAAGGTTAGCTACAGAGGTATCTACATAACCTTTAGTAGCTGCATCATTTGTGTTAGTCGGAGTTGTTAAGTTAGTGATGGTAGCAGTAGTACCTGCATCCATATTCAACGTACCATTGATAGTCACGTTGTTAAATGTAGATGAGCCACTTGAAGCTGTGACGTTACCTGTTACATTGCCTGTTACGTTACCAGTTAGGTTGCCTGTAACATTACCTGTAATAGCACCTGTGACTGGTCCGACAAAAGAAGTTGCTGTAATTGTCGTACCTGTGATAGCTGCTGGGCTTGTTGCACCAATAATAGTACCGTCAATAGCACCACCATTAATGTCAACACTCGCCAAGGTAGCTTGTCCAGATGTCGAAACAGTAGTAAAGCTACCTGCAGCAGCACTACTAGCACCAATAACTGTACCATCAATATTACCTGCGTTAATGTCTACTGTAGTTAGTGTAGATGTACCTGTAGCAGACAGAGTAGTAAACGAAGCTGGAGAAGCTGTAGTAGCACCGATAGTAGTGCCATCAATAGCACCTGAGTTAATATCTACTACTGCAATCGTAGCTGTTCCTGTAAATGTTGAAGTACCTGTTACAGCAAATGTACCACCGATAGATGCATTTCCTGTAGTGTCCACCGTGGTAAAGTCTGCAGCAGCAGGAGTTGTACCACCAATAACTGTACCATCAATAGTACCACCTGTTATAACTACAGAGTCGATGTAACCAATACCATCAATGTACAGGTCTTTAAATTCTGCTCCTACAGCACCAAGATCAATGTCATCATCTGTTACAGGTTTAAGAACACCATCTTCTAATCTAATCTGCTCAACCGCAGTTGAGGATACTTCATTATAAAAACTAATTCTATTGTTAGCTGTATCAATTACTACTTTGTTTAATGCATCTGTATCAGCAATTAAAGGTACGTAAGCACCTTCAGTAGAACTACCATCGTGTTTGTGACCACCTGAGAAGGCAAACGCATCACGGATAGCGTTATATTCTGCGTTTACTGGTGCAGCCTTGATAACCGCATTAGCGATAATATCCGCTACCGACTGTCTGCTATATCCTGCCATTTTATAACCTGTCTCCTACTCCGAATGTAACCACCAAACCTTGAATACTATGTGATGCATTGGAATCATTAGTTACGAATTTAAACGATGCTGACTTACCTGAACCTGATATATTGGTACGATTAACTGGAGCAGGGTTACCATCAAAGATTGCGGTACTGTCATACAAAGCTTCGTTATAATAAGCTGCAGCACCTTCTGTTGTTAGTGTAAAGTTTGTAGGGCTAAGAGTATCTACATCTTCATAGTCATACAAAGCAGACATAACAATTTCATTATCACCTTCAGAACGTAGATAAGTAGCTACTGTATAAAATACCTTACGTTGTTCAGGGTCTTGCATATGAAAGAATGGTGTCTGAAATACACTAAAGATGTCTTGACCATCAAAGTCATTACCCTGCTCTTGACGGTGTACTTTACCACTGTCATCACCGTGAATCACATATTCATATTGACCAATGTAACCACTGTCTGAAGCTGTAGCTGTAATACCTAGCATTTGGCTATACTCAAACTGCAAACCGTTAGGTGTTTGTCTGAAGCCACCGATAATACCTTGTGAATCTGCTGCAGCAAAGAAGTAACGGAACTGCGTCTTTTGTCGTATTACTACTGCGTTCAACCCTTCAAGATCAATGTCAAACACAATGTCAGTAAAGATAGACTGAATGTCTTTTGATACTGTCTCTAGGTTAACGTCACCGATCTTGTCTGTACCACTAACAGGGCGTAGACCATCTTGTGATAAGAATAATAGGTCACCACCGATCTCAATAACACTATCTGAAGCTAGGCATCCAAGGTCATCTGTAACTTCTTGTAGTACAAAGTCTGATATGTTGTTGCCAGCAAGCTTACGGATGTTATTAGTACCAAAGATATACAACACATCACGAAAAGACTTAATAGCTACAATTGGGAAGCCCACATTAATAACATTAGCACCAGAAGCGCTAGAAAAGTCAGTCTCATCGTATGGCGCACTGAAGTATAAGTTTGTAGGCTCACTAGGGTCACCCGCTAAAAATAAATGGTTCTTAAATACGTGTGAAAACTTAGGTGCGCTGGGTGCATCTGCGTGTGTAATCTGCGTATAGGTTGTACCATCATACGTAGCTGCAGGGTTGATACCATCAGTCAGTAAAACTTTAGGACTGCCCCAGTTGTACTTAGTGAAGCGTACCTTAGTTACACCTGTCATTGTAGGAGAACCAGAAGTAGTTACTGCAACCCAAGACTGTGTACCTGTGTCCCAATAATGTAAATAGTCAGAACCACTAGAAGGTGCACGACAAGCTAAGATACCATTGTTGACACCATTAGCAACACAAACACCTAAGATGTTACCTGTACCTGATACTACACCATAGTCATTACTAAAGCCGTTAATCTTACGGTAGCCACCAGTAACAGCAGGTTCATAGTTGATCAAAGATATAGCTGAACCAGGTTGAGTCTCACCTTGTGACAACACATCACGACTAGTGTTTAGACCACCTTGGCAGAATACTTTGAAGGATGCTAAGTTATCAGCCATTATGCACCGTCATTAAATGAACTAGTTCTTGCTTTACCTATAACAGTAGAACGAATAGAAAGGGCATCATCCATAAGCACTCGACGCATAGATTTAATGCCATCCTCAAAGTTGTTCTGATGCATAGCTGCACTCTGTTCGTTACTACGGAAACGCATCATAAACATCATAGCACCATCAATAACTACGTGCTTAAAACGATCAGGAATAATACATACGTCATCATACAATGTCATATCTGAAGGATAAGACCAGTAAACGTATTCTATTTCATACGCTGCATTAGGAATAGGTGTAACACCAAAAGACTCACCTAATGTTTGATACACACGAATAGGTGGACCATCACCGTTTACTTGATCACCACTATCATCTGATGCACGTACACTTTGTGTGTATTCTTCAAAAGACATAGGTTTCAGATTCATTGGGCTGTTACCCTCTGATGCTAGCTTCTTAAGATAGAACGTATCCCAGTCAACGCTAGAGTAGTCTGAGGGAAAGCTATACTGTCTAGTTCCGATAGTAAGTGTTTGTGTGTAAGTAGTTTTAAGGAAAGGCCATTCTTGACCGTCCTGTAGAATAAGTCTAACACTACTGTTAATTGCGTCTTTAGCTAAAGCTTGAACGTTACGTACTGTATCAAAGCCATCACCAGCAATATCTAGTGTAACCTCATTAAGTCTACGTAGTAGTTCATTTGTTAGTGCGACATAAGTAGCCATAGAGTTATCCTACTATTAAATGTGCTGAAGGGCCAGCCTCTTGACAAGACCAGCCCAACAAGCTATGTAGTATTAAGCAGCGTTGTAACGTGCTGTGACAAGCGCTTCTGGGCGTAGGATTTTACGTCCATACAAGTGCATACCACGAACGATGTCTGCGAATGAATCAGGGTCACGGTAGTTCTCAACTTTGTTGATCTGCTCCGCTGATGCTACTGCATCTTCCTGACCTGCAACGATAACACCGTAGTTAGTTGACTGTGCAGATGTACCTGAAGTACCTGCGCCAGTACCTGCTGCTGGTAGGTTGTTTGACACATAAACACGGAAACCGTGTAGGTTGTTCAATACCAAACCGTTCATCAAGCCTGTGCCACCGAAGTCAGCGTTTAGTACACGTGAATCTTCGTCTTTCAGCATTTCCATAAATACTGGGTCAACGACAATCCAACGTCCACGTGAATCAACATTTTGTGTATCCATCTTACGAGCCATACGTGCGACGACTGTTAGAGGTGATACTGTTGTTGCTGACAACGCTGTTGCGCCTGGTAGACGTGGTGCTAGTGGAACTGAGTCACCTGCTGTTGCTGTAGCAGCAATAGTCAAGTTACCGAAGTCTGTAGCATCCAAGTGGTTCGCTGTTAGGAACTCACCTGTTAGGTTACCCGCTGTATCGTGCTGTGCATCACCTGATGTAGTTGTGATGAAAGCACCTGCAGTTGTGTGACCTGACAAGTATGATAGAACGTCTGCGTCCATTGAGTCAGCCATTTTATATGCTGCACGATCAGCAGCTAGGCTAACATAATCAACGTTTGCGAACTGATCTTCGATGTCATCCATTTTGAATGCGAAGTAGTTTGCTTTGTCGATAGTCAATGAGAAGTCTTCATCGTTAAGCTTCTCAACAGAAATAGCTGTGTGACGCTCAAGAGCGTTAACAGTTACGTCTGGTTCTTTCTGAATACGAACAACATCGCCTTGGTTAGCGATTTCACCGAAGTAAGAGTTGTTTGTAATTGCGTTTGTGACAGCCGCTTTACGTAGAGCGATCTGTGCGGTTTTTGAGTAGATGATCGGCGAGAAGTTGCCGTTGAATCCACCCGATGCGGATGTAATAGCCATAGTTAATTTCTCCTTATAGATATGGCGTGAAAGTAGACACTACATATCCACTAAAGAGGCTCTTTGTAGTAGGGTAGTCAGTCAATCGTCAAGGGTGGCCGCCCTATCAGTACTGGGCCTATACTTTGAGGTAGTTCTTTGTTGTGGCTAGTGCTTAAAAAGCATACACACTTATTTTTGTGTATATGCTATAGTTTTACTTATGACATTAACTTTGTCAAGCTATTTCTTTGTCATATCGTAAATAAACTTACCAGAGCGCTGGGCTTCCATGATCTCTTCCATGCGCTTCTCGTATTCTTTAATAGACATCTTAGCTACCTGTGACTCACGTAAGTACTTAGACTCTTCTGTGTCATTAGGTGTAGTGCTGCGCTTAGTTGTCACAGAAGCTGCTGCACCTTTGTCTTGCGTAGGTTTCTTCTTACCTGTAATACCCTTGTCAACTTTATACAAGTCAATCACACGAGCTACAGACTTAGCGTCTTCTACATTCTCGTATAGAGCATCTTGCACCCACTTAGGCTGATCTTTAGCCCATTCATGGAATGTATCGTCTGCACGTATCTCACCAAAGTCAGGGTGTAGTGCAGCTAGTTCAGCTTCTGCTTTCTCACGCTTAGCTGTAATGCGTAGCTCTTCAATCTCTTTTAAGCGTCCGTCTAACTCAGTAGCACGTTCATCAGCTTTCTTAGCTGCAATAGCTTCAACGATACCCGCTACATCAGGATACTTTTTAGCCCACGCTTCAATCTCGTCATTAGACTTAGGTAGCACAAGCTCATTCTTTGTAGCTAACTCTAATTGCTTTTGTAGTTTTTCTAATGCTGCTTTATGCTCAGTGTCTTTCTCTTGCATATGACGACGAATGTCAGAGTAACGCTGCTTAAAGGTCTTCTCTTCAGCACTTAGCTCTGTATCATCCGCTTCTTGTGCTTCGGCTTTTGTTGGCTCTTTCTCTTTTTGTTCTGATACACTCGCATTCTGAACTGAGGCGTTCTCAACTCCCTCGCTATCGGATTCACTATCGGTGGCTTCTTCCTGCGTTTCATCGTCCTGTGCCATGCCAGCTTGTTTCATCAACTCACGTAACTCTTCTTCGTCACGCTTTACACGTGCAACATTACGCATGTGTGATGCAGAGTCAACCTGCACTTGTTCTACTTCAGCCATTTTATTACTCCTTATGTTGGGGCCAGCCGTAGCTGGGTAGCCTTATAGTTATATGGGGTGTGTTATTATCCTGCAGAGGCTGATGTCACATAATCATCCTGTACTGATTCAACTTCTGATGCTATTTGTTTTTCTAGTGGTGATTCGCCCTGAGCATATGTTGTGCCACTTGGTGTTTTATCATTGTTACCTGGAGACTTAGGTGCTGGGGTTTTATCATCATCACCGCCTGTACGACGAGCACCACCAAAGGATTCTTTCAACCCTGGCCCTTGTACACCAGATTCACCGTCAAAACCTAGTAGATCACCTAACCAAGTATCACCGAATGACGGGCCTTTTGTTTTATCTGAGTCAATTAGGTTTTCGTACAAACCAGACTCACCACCAAAGATGCTACCCTTCTTCTTTAGATCATGCTCAATACCTTCATTATCCATACGATCAATAATGTCATTGTACTTAGCTACTGCTCCTGCATTTACAAGAGCAGCTACTGGAAGACCTGCACTAGAGGCAATAGCTGTAGCAATGTTATTCATAGTACTTAGACCCTTAGCTGTCTTCTCTAGGTCTTCCGACTTAATGCTAGATAAATCAAAAGGCTCTGGAGTTACCTGTGTTTTAGTAGGTTCACCTTCATCATCTCTTCCTACGGCTGTCTCAGTAATCACCCCTACTTGCTCAGTAGTATAACCTTCAGCGATCTTTTGATCGTATAGCTCCTGCTGTGTAGGTAGTGTTAATGTAATAATGTCACCACTTGGACCATACAAAGTAACTGTAGTATATTCAGTAGGTGCTGCTTGACTTGGCTGCGTAAAGCTAAACCCTGCGCCAAACTCAGATAATAGATCAGGTGCTGTGTATGTAGGTTGTGTAAAGTCAGGTTCTGCTTGTACATCACCTCCTGGTGCATAGCCTTTTACTACACCACCATATGCATAGCCTGTGTTACCCATAGCTACTGGTGCACCTTGACGGTACATCATTTGTTGTTGCTGGTATGGATCAGCTTGTGTAGATTGTGTAGGCTGTTGCGTAATGAAGCCACCTACTGCAGCACCAATAGCATCTAGCTCTTCCATCTCTTCAGGAGATAGCTCAGAGATTTCCATAACAGCAACAGGTTCACCACCAATACGTCCATCTTCATCCATCTGTGCTAGTTCAATTTTAGCTTGCTTACGTAGGTCTTCAAAGAACTTCATGCCATAAAAGCGAAGAACATCAGCAGGTACAACATACTCACCTTCACTTAGTTGCGCTGGGATGTCATCACGTACCTCTTCAGGGAGGGAACCTGGTGGTACTTCATTGCCAGACACAGGGTCTATATCTGTACGGCTTGATTTAAATACCGCATCCATTTGTTCGTCCATAGCTACTCCACCTTTTGCATATCCTTCAGGATAGTATACTTCAATGTTATGAGAGAAGTTAACATCCTCTACAGGTTCTTGTCCCTCATAGCTTTTATAGAAAGTATGATTGCCAATAGTCATACCATCTTTGCCGCCAAAATCTGTTTTACGTTTCTTTGCTAGCTTCTTATTTAAGAAGAAAGTACTGCCCTTTGATGCATCTTCACCGTACTGAATATAATCAGCCATCTCTGTAAGACGCTCATTCAATATGTTTTCATCAACGGGTATCTTGTCAATAGAACCGTATTTACCTACAGGCTCAAACTCTCTAGGGCTTAGAACTTCATCGACTGTATCAGGAAAACGATCTGACATCAATCTATTAAAGATAACACCTCTAATAGCGTTACGTCCTTCTACACCTTCTCCTTTAGCTTCCTCATTAACAACACGCTCAATCTTTTTTAGATCGTCGTAAGAAAGTTTTAGTTTAGGGCGTAGTTTAGGCTTAGGACTTTGTTCCATTAACTTTATCCCTCAAGTATTTTAGTCTACGTAGTGCACGAATACCACCTTGCGTTTGGTGTATCTCTACTATGTGTTCTGATTGTTCTAGGCGTGTTTGCATCATGCCAATCATAGAGTCTAGCTCTTCACAGAATGCATCCCATTCGCCTTTATTGTTTACGAAAGCCTTAAGCGACATTACCAGAGAATCCTTGCTCACCTGGTGCAGGAGCTACGCCAGTACCAATAGTACCGCCACCTGCGCCTGTCTGATCTTGTGCATCAGCACCTGCTGGCGCTGGGCCTCCTGCCTCTGGTGGCATTGCACCTTGTGGCGGTTGTATAGGTTGTTGGAACCCTTTCATGATCTCAGCTTGGATAGCTGCATCAGCCATAGAGTTAGTCACCTTGTCTGGGTCTAGGTCCATGCTCTTAGCGATCTCACGTACAATATAGTCCATCTTAGCAAACGGTGCTAACATTGGGTTAGACGCTACCTGTAGGAACTGCATTAGGCGCTGGGAGCGTACCTCATTAGCCATCAAGCTTTCAGTACCGTTAGCCTTAACTTCTAGGTCACCACGAATGGTTTCATCAAAGTCAAACTGCATGTTGAACGCAAAGAATGCACGTCCAATAGGAGCTAGCAAATAGTCGTCTACGTTCTTAACAACAGTTCTAATACTGCCATTAGCTGCAGACATAAGCATACTAATGCCAGAAGCGGTACGTCCCACTCCCGATACGCCTGTCTGT